CCAGCCGTAACGGAATTTTTGCTGGTTTGTATACGTCGCAATACTTGTATCACGCGGGCGACACAAATACATATATTCGTTTCACGGGAGACCGCATTCGCTTAGTCTCTGGCGGTGTCGAAATGATTGACTGCGTAGAAGGCGCTACGGACTACGTTGATATTGTTGATCGAGTTCGAGTGACGACTGGTGGTAATTTAGAATGTGAAGGCAACATCACCGCCTACTCAACTACCAGCATTTCGGATAGACGCCAGAAGAAGAACATTGAGGTCATTACTGACCCAATTGAGAAAATTAAGGCTATTTCTGGCTACACGTTTGATTGGAAAGAATCAGGCGAGCATTCTGGTGGCGTAATAGCCCAAGAGGTCGAGAATGTCATGCCGTCCATCATTAAGGAAACCAGCATTCGCGATAGTGAAACAATGAAGGCAGTAGACTACCAGGCTATAATCGGCCTTCTGGTCGAGACCGTGAAAGACTTAAATCAACGCATAGAGGACTTAGAAAATGGCGATAACTAATACACGCACAGTACAGCGAACCGAGACGTACCCACCATCAGATAGTTCGGCGGCGTCATCTCTTAATGCAGGCAATCCAAGCATGATGATCGTTTACAAGCATACCTTTGATGACTCTTCGGATGCAGAGCTACCAGTAACTACTGATAAGGTGAAGCGTCTCATGCGATACACAATTACGGTTGCAGACGATGGCACTGAGTCATCAGCGGCTACAGACGTGACAGGTGAAGATCAGCTCGTGCAGGATATCTGCGGCGCTATCTGGAGCTAAGTTATGGCCCTTCAAACTAGCGGGGCCATTTCGCTAAATGACATACACGTCGAAGCTGGCGGGACTACTGGCACCCAAGCGTCAATTAACGATACCGACATTCGGGGGCTTATAGGTAAATCCCCGAGCGCTACTATGTCGTTTTCCGAATGGTACGGTGCCAGTACGTCTACAGTTATTGCTGTCACACAAGGAACGCTGTCTGGTCAGTTTTTTACTACTAGAGGCTTTGAGGACGCTACGCCTACAGGGTCGGCTTCACCTACAAACGTCAACGGAAGCACGCTCAATACTATGAGCATAAAGCGGATTGCTCGCACTAACGCATCCTCTGGGTTGTTTTTTGAGTTCGAGTTAAGCTACTCAAGTTCAAACGCAATAGGCGCAAGTGAGATCACGAGCATTCAGTTTACGGCCAACAGTACTCTCACAACGCTGACATCCGCCGAAGCATCTACAACAACGACGCAGGGCGGCTTTGGTAGGCGCTGGACGTGGAGTGCATCTAACGGCTTAGACAGCACTGAGATTTCTAACATCACAACAGAGTGGGACGGCTCTGGTGTTATTAACGTGACGGTAAACCCATGAGAACGCTTGTATATGACACGCCAGCGGCAGATGCTACGCACCTCGAAGGTTTCGTGGAGTCAGACGCAATTACTCAACCAGATCCTGTGACGTTTCGCGTACCGATAATTAAGGTAGACGGCGCCAATGACATGACTGCAACGGTCGCACTGGTGCATGAGATGGAGGATCGCATCGACGAGGACATCGCTGCTGGATTAATTATAGGCAGAGTACCGATTGACCCGCCTATTATTGAGTAAACGCCGCATATAAACTATAGTATTAACTTATACAGATTAACCCTATAAGGAGAGGACTATGTCTCAGCAAAACGAGATAACCGCAGAGCAGTACATGATCAATCAGACAATTGACAACCTAGCTAAAGCAAACGCTAACCAGGCGTTGCAGATAGCAAACCTACAAGCGCAGCTTGCCCTTATAGAGGCGCAGAGTAAGCAAGAGCCGAAGCAGGAGGAGCCAATTCCTGGCGAAGAGCCGATACAGACTGACTTAGAGATGCCTGACATCGAACACTAACCAAGAGCCCCGCAAGGGGCTTTTTTAATGGCGCGGAGGCCACACATGGAGTTATCGGAAGATACAAAATTCAACATCCCGCTTAGAAACATAATCGCTTTAGTCGCCGGGTCTGTGGTGGCTACCTCTGCCTACCTACAGCTCGACAGCCGCCTGACTGCTATTGAACACCGTAGCGAGATAGATCGGATGGAGGTCGTAGCAAACTCTGACTTTAGAATCCGCTGGCCCAGGGGTGAGATTGGAAGCCTTCCAGCCGATGCCGAACAGTTCCTACGTATCCAGGCACACGACCGTGACATAGAAAAGCTATATCGGCTGCAAGATGAGCTCATTGACGTTCGCATACAGTTAGGTCAAGTCCTTAGTGAGATTGAGCAGATTAAAGGAGAAAAGTAATGGCTACTTATACATTTCAAAATGGCGATGGTCCTTACCAGTTGTTCCCGACAAGTATAGAGCCGGAGTCAATTGAGATCAGGCACCCGAGGCGAACGCTGTCTGCTGATGCGCGCAGTATGCGTCGACAGACTCGATCAGTTGGTGGTGTGAGGATAGAGGCGACCTTTAAGTTCCCTCCTATGCATAAAGACGAGTACAGCACGTTAGCTGCGTTCTTTCGGCTAATAGATGGTCGTCACACAACTTTCGCTATGCGCTGGCCGTTATTAAGAGACGACAGCAGTTACAGCGACTCGGCTCTTAGAGTTGGTGAGTACTACAACCGTAACAGCAGCACCCTCAATAATCAGCTTATGCAGTACGTAGGATTGAGTGGCGGTACAGCCATCACAGATCCCCCGGCGCGTGATACCGGCTCCGTGGGACTTAGTACGCCTAACGCCTACCTGCCAACTTTAAAGTGTTCTCTGAACACGGACACGCCTACGATCGAATACGGATCAGACGGCTTTATTCGCTACAGCATGGACATAATAGAACGATGGTGAAATGTAAACAGATAGCAATGGCGCAGCTCAAGCACGATGAGGGTTTGAGGTTGTTCCCATACAAGTGTACAGCCGACAAGCTTACTGTGGGCTACGGTAGAAACCTCCAAGATAACGGTATATCTGAGCTTGAAGCGGAGCAAATGCTATTAAGCGATATACAGATAGCCCTTGAAGATGCCAAAAAGTTTGTTGGTCAGGTTGTATGGGATGAGCTCAGTGATGTCCGTCAGGCTTGCTTGATCAACATGGCTTTTAACCTGGGACTGCCCACTCTTAAAAAATTTGAGATGTTTAGACAGGCGCTACTTGATGGCGACATGGGCGAAGCCAGCCGACAGATGCTAGACAGCAGATGGGCTCGCCAGGTCGGACAAAGAGCAAACAGGCTAGCAATTATGATTAAGGAGGGCTGACATGCTTCTAGAGCTTACGGCTGTTATAGCTGGCATTAACACAGCGACAGCAACTATCAAAAAATGCGCTGAAGCGGGACAAGACCTAAGCTCTATTGCGGGAATGATTAGTAAACTCGGAGAGTCAGAGGTACAAATAGCTAAGTTACAAAACTCGGGACGTCTCAGCCAAGAAGACGCACTCAAGGCGGTTCTTGCTAAAAAAGAGCTACAAGACCGTATGGCTGAAATTAAAGATCTATTCATCGTCAGCGGGAACAGTCATTTGTGGGTAGAAATGCTACAAAACATGGCTGAAGCGCGTATAGCAGAGCAAAACCGGACGCGAGCAGAGATACAGCGTAAAAAAAAACTACGGAAAGATGTAATGGAGATCATAGTTATAACTGGGTTCACCATTTTAATGATACCAATAGTTATTTTCATCATGATTCAGCTTTTACGTTGAGCTACAACTATAGTAATATTCTATATGTGTATTAACTATTATCTGTCAGGAGATTGCTATATGAGCACGCTAAGTAGGTTCGCGCGTATGCTAAAAAAACACGATTGGTTTTACGATTACTCAGACGACCACCGAGCCTGGACTCGCGGTCGAGAGAGTTGGAAGAACATTCAACAAACTAAATCTCAAATTAACGGAATGGGGGAGCGTAAGGCCCAATTAGGTGACGCGCTTTTTTTAAAATATAAACCTGAGCATTACTAAGATGAAAGCCATAGACGCACTGAAGCTACTCGAAGAAAAAGTCGGAGGTCCGCTGAAGTGTTCCCGGTTGTTGTCCGTCGATTACACCGGAAGCTATGCAGCCTGGAAGTCTGGGAGGAAAGAAATACCTCGGTATATCGAGGCATCAATAGCTGCTCACATTAACGTAATGGAGCGGGAAACCGGGTTCGAACCGGCGACCTATACCTTGGCAAGGTATCGCTCTACCAACTGAGCTATTCCCGCGTTTCACTGTAGTTACGCACTTCTGCCTGGGGCGGGTGTACCCCCTGTGTACCGTACAAACCAGGCTATTTTATTCAAACAACCCCCTTATATACCTTGCTCTGCCGTCAGTCTGTGTACCTGCAACCTTGGCAAGGTAGTAAGTACAACCCTGTCTATACTGTAACGCTGTAGTCCACATCGAAGAATTTTCGGTCGTGTCCTACAAGGTATAACTCCGTGGTTGACTCATCTGTGTGAGCCATTATTTTGCTGATTGTTTCACCAGGCGCGCCCATGTTCTCTAGGTTAGCAGCGGCTAGCGAGCGTATCTCATGGAACGTCGGGTGATCGTCGGTACGAACAACCTCACGCATACACTCCGTAAACTGTTTACTGATCATGTCAGGTGTCATCTGACAGGCGTGTTGTTTGGTCTTACCAATACGGTTCGCACCAAAATGACTAATCACAAACGGGCAGTCTCTATTCATCATCGCCTGACGTCTGCACTCTTTCAGCTCTAGCAATAAGTCTGGATGTTTTTGTAAATCCCACCGAAGCCTAGCCGCTTGTACTTCACCACGCGATGCTATGCTTTTACTCACGGTCACATACAATGCGCCGTCTTTAATATCATCCCACCTCAGTTGTGCCAAATCGCCACGCCTAAGTGTAGTAAGTAGCGATAGTCGACAAGCTTGTATTAGCCCGTCGTATCCTCGGTCGGCAGCAACACGCAACAACCCATCAAACATGCCCCGCGTCAGGCGTTGACGCTTCTTTTTTGGCAAAGCTTTTTTATCCAACAATCCTATTGGATTTGCAGGTAACACAATGAGCTGAGCCAACATGCACCATTTAATAAATCGGTTAAGCTCAGGCCGTAGATTATCCTGCTGGTGCCTGGTCAGACCGTCCCAGTAATCTAAGAAGTGCGTCATCGTTACAGTGGACGGCTTACAGTTACTTTCAAACGTATTAGCAAACCTACGCAGCACGTAACGACTACCTTGCCATTTATCTTTATCCGCGAGACCAGGTGACCCAGCTTCTCTCCGGTGGATGTGTCGGTTTACTAACTCTAACCACTCACCAGGCGGTGCCTCAAACTGGGCTATGGCTGACTCAGCGGCAAAAACGGCTTGAGTTTCACTCGCCGCCGTTATCGTCTTGTAGCTGCCGTTTGGAAGTTTTACCCGCCACTTGTTAGGTCGTCCCTTTGGGTCTGCGTAGACCTTCATAACAAATCGCGCTTCGTAGCCTTGCCGTAGATCGCTTTAAAGTAGTCATCTGTTTCGTAGAACCGAACGCACTCTTTAGCGAAAGCTTGTGTGTCTACACCAAGCACTCGAGCCCATAGCTCAGTATCGTCTGGTGGTATTCGTACTCTACCGTTCTCAATCTGAGAAACCATTGTGAAGTACTTTTGTCCTACCAACCGTGCTAGGTCGTGTTGTGTTAGTTGTGCCGCTTGGCGAAGTGACTGCAATATTCGACCAAACTCCACACGCTTAGATAAATCTGCTCTTGCGTTTTTAGCTCGCTTATCTGTGCTACTCATGGAAAGCCTCTTTCCCCTGTATTCACTAGTTTTAACCTCACACCCCTCACCGCAAAACGACTCATTCGTCGCAATTGAGAATATCTCATAATTATATCTACATTGTCTATACCCATGTGTACTGTAAGGATTGTTGCTGTAGTTAGCTGATTTACTGACACCTGCGTCTACAGTATGAGGGCCCCCTACAGCGACTGTAACTACAGAGACTCATTGCTATTACATATAAGAGATGTTTACATGCCTGTGAGTGCCTAAACTAATAAGTGTTTGAAGGCACAAAAAATGGGAGTAGTAGATGTATGAGTGACAGCAGTGATTTCGAGCTCTTAGAGGTACTTTGGGAGCATCGGATGGTTACCGACGCAAAAGACCATTATTTAAAAGCAATCAACAACAAACAATTAAACGAAACTAAGCTTGGAGAGCAGTTGCTACAGGAGATAGCCCCCGAGGTTCAAAAGCACATAGCTGTACGCCAACGCCAAGCTGAAGACAACATCATCAATAATGAAACAGGTAAAAGAAATCTAGCTTGGAAATACCTAATTGGTTTGGCAGATAGCCAGGAGCTGGCCTTCGCGGCCACACAGAATTTAATGTCGACCCTCGCGACCAACAAACCGCCGACCTACCAGCATGTGTGTTTAGAGCTTGGTGAAACGGTCATCCGCGAAATACGATTCCAAAAGTGGCGAGACTCAGAGCCCACTTATAGTAGTCATTTCTTGCGTCGAAACTCACAAGCCCTAGCCAGCAAAGCACAACACCTACGCTTCGCTCGTAAGCTAGAAAAGAAAATTGAAGGCTTTTTAGATAGCGAAGAGTATGACGTTACCCGAGACGCCATGTTTGGAACTGGTGCTGTGATCATGGATTGCATACGCAGGGCTCACCCTGACATGCTTACCTTCACGGCTACTGGCCCTCGAGGAAAAATAAGAGCTCAGACGGTCTATTATTCTGACGACTTTTTATCAGACGTAAGTCGCCTACACGCTATAGCATCTATAAGTCAGCCCATCAAAAGGCCTATGTTAGTCCCGCCTCGGTCTTGGAAGTTCAATGATGAAGGTCGTATTGAGGGTGGCTATTACCTACTAAACCAAAAGGTCTACCGTACCGATTGGCATCCGCACAAGTTTCTGCCATCACAAACCGCACTAGACTCTCTTAACGCTATCCAGAAAACACCCTGGCGCATTAACAAGGACGTCTATGAGTTTTTATGCCGCGTACCCTACATAGGCCCCCAAATGCCGCATCAGAAACCTAAAAAACTGCCACCGGAACAATGGCAGAGTCTAGACGACGCGGATAAAAGGATTGTGCAACAACAGTTCAACGACGAGCTAGCGAAGTACGTATCCCAGACCTCGAAAGCTATGACCTTTGAGCGTCAGATTTTACAGGCCCAAATGCTCATCGAAAAATCAGCATTCTGGCAGCCTCATAGTTTTGACTTTCGTGGTCGCTTGTATCCGGCAAACCAAATGCTCACTAGCCAAGGTGACCACGTCGCCAAGGCACTCATTGAGTTTAGTAACGGTAAGCCGATCGGCGTTGAAGGTCTCGAGGCTTTAAAGCTACAGGTCGCGAACACGTATGGCTTTGACAAACTAAACATCGAGGAGCGCATTTCGAAGGTTGAAGGCATGAAGGCCGACATACAATCAATGCTGGTCGATGATATGAAAGCTAAGCAGCTTGTACGTACAGCCGACGAGCCAATGGCTTTTTATGCGGCGGCGATAGATCTAGCGCGTGCCTGGGACAACCCCAACCACATCTCACACTTACCAATTGCTGTAGATGGAACCTGTAATGGTCTGCAAATCCTCTCTTTGCTGGGAAAGGACCAAGTGGGGGCCGCCAAAACGAACTGCACAGCCTCCACGGAACGGAAGGATTTATATCTGGAAGTTGGTCTAGCAGTTCGGAAAATCATAGAGAACATCATTGTAAGAGCCGAGTCCTCTATAGAGTTAGATGCTGCACATTCTTGGTACGAGGTTATGCAGAACGACAGGCTAGCGCGCAAAGTTGTCAAACGAGCGGTGATGACAACAGCATACGGGGTGACGCCCGAAGGAATCCGCGAACAGCTAGTTGCCGACAGAATGTGCGACCCCCTGACTATTCCTAAAAGCCTAGAAAATCTACCCGTCCTACAAGCCCGACACAAACTGGCGTCATTCATGCGTGATTGGATTCTAGTAGCCCGAGTGGAGGTCGTCAGCGAGGCCGTAAGAATTATGGATTACCTCCGCGACTCCGCCAAAGTGATGGCTGAAAACGGCTATCCGTTAAGTTGGGTGACCCCTGACGGCTGTAAGGTCTCTCAAAAGTATGTGGTGCTGAAAGAGAAACACGTTCGGACCTTTGACAACTGGATGCGTCGTCTACGTAAGAGAACTGACAAACTGTCGCCTGGTAAGAACGCAGGGGCTGCCGCTCCCAATGTAGTCCACTCATTAGACGCGGCCATGTGCCGCATGGTCGCCTCGGAGTTAGTCAACCAGGGCATCGATGACATGGCGTTCGTACACGACTCGTATGCAGTCCATGCCTGTCACCTCAACCAACTCAACTATATAATAAGAGATGTCGCTGTAGGCATCTTTGCCGGTAACTGGCTGTCGGATGAACTACACCAGGGACTGCTGAACATGATACCCAATGACATGCGCTTGCCTGAGCCGCCAAAGCAAGGCAATCTGAATGTCACACATGAGCTACCGCACGCGCGGTATTTTTTTAGTTAATAACTACAGGAACTCACTGCTATGTTAAACACTGTAAACAGTTTTAGAGATAAGATGAAAAAGGATGTTGGAATCTATCACCACGTCGAGGGGTGCTACACCCTTTTAGGCCCAGTGCCTGACGGACTTACGATTGGCACACCTGCGTACACCAAAGAAGGCTCACCGCTTTTACTACGTGCTATCGCCCAGGCTGACGCCCCATCTACTGAGTATGAGCTTAAGTTCGAAACCATTGAGTCTGTTTTAGTCGAGCAGCCAGACGTTGAAACCAAAGCGCCAAAGAAGGCTAAGCGTAAGGCACCACCTGCCCTAGAAGACATACCCGATGTCGATGACACCGATGTCGACAGTATGACCTAAAGAGCCAAACGCAGGAGGAAACTACTATGGCAAACGGTTATATAAGATTCGCCACTCTACCTTTCGACGCAAGCTTTCCGTCTTTGGATCAGCCCGACACCACCTCTAAATTTCCGTCAGGAAAGTACGAGGTTTCGGCTTATCTAGATGAAGCAGACGATGCAGAATCACTTGCAGTTCTGCGAGACGCGGTAGCTGGTGCGGCAGATTCAGAGTGGCCTGGTGTAAACATTGATGGGATCAAGAGTCCGCTGAAAGTTCAAGAAGACGGCAGTGTTCGTGTGACGTTTAAGTCCAAGAGCAAGCCGTCGATGCAAGACGCAAGCGGTAACGCGTTATCAGACGACTTGATTATAGGTAGGGGTGACCTGCTGAGAGTTGCGGGGAATGCCAAGGCGTACAGCACAGCCGGTAATAAAGGCGTGACCCTGTACCTCAACGTAGTACGTCTTATCGATAAACGATCAACTGACAACGGCTCCGACGATCCCTTTGGGGGGCCTGATGAAGGATTTGGTTCAGCAGCAACAACACAAGAACCAACATTCTAATGTCTACAAAACTGAACGCGGGTTTCAGATCAACTTAGGTCTGCTACCCGCCGGACGTCTGACAGAGGAAATGAAAGTTAACGACAGTAAACGCTTTTGGAATCTACTTGACCGCACAGCTAAACAGGCCGGGGGGATTAAAATGCGCTGTTACTGGAAGCTAACAAAGAATGAACGAGACGAGCTACGAAGCATCGTTTTAAAACACTACGGTATAAGCCACAGTCGGGTCAGCAGACAGTGGGTGTACATCATTACACACCCTCTATTTGACTCAGCTTGCAAGATAGGAATCACGGCTAATGTGCGTAGGCGTATGTCGCAGTACCAGGTTGGATGCCCAGAAAGAGGCTATCGGCTTGAGTACGCGAGAGAGTATCAAGATGTCAGTAAGGCCATTGAGAGCGTATATCGCCAGCTTGATGGTCGACGATTAAAGGGAGAGTGGTTCGAGGTAACGGCTAGTGAAGTGGTCGAAGTGCTCACAAATCTTAGTGAGGAGTGTGCATGAACATCGACATAGCTAGTCTCGAAGCCGCGCAGGAATACTATATACCCGTAGCGCCAGTCCCGGCGAGCCGACCCAAAGTTGCGCGGTTTGGGACGTACTACAGTAAGCGGCACCAACAATACGTTAAAGATTTCGCTACCTGTCTGCACCACTACCCGCCGGTATGGGAGTACCTACCCAAAGAGTCACGATTAATAGTCGGGCTCGAGTTTGTATGTACCAGGCCTAAAAAGGTCACGCACGCAGCCCCCCACTACGACATCGACAACCTCAGTAAATTACCACTCGACTGTATGACTAGTGCCGACATTTTCTGGCATGACGACAGGCAGATCGAGCTCCTAATTGCTCATAAGCGCTACGCAAAAAAGAACGAGGAGCCGCACACATTAGTGCGGGTGTACGCAATTTAGGAGGGAAGGAATGACAACATCGGAATTAGTAGAAAAGCGCAATTGCCCACTCTGTCCAAGCAGTGACGCGTTCGCCGTCTACGACGACGGTCACGGGTTTTGTTACTCGTGCCAAGGACACGTAGCGCAGGTCGATCCATTCGACGGCGACCAGCCACCACAACCAACGCAGAGGTCAAACAACGTGACGGAATTCGTAACAGGTAGTTACATCGATCTAGTAGACCGTCGCCTGTACGAACGCACGTTAAAGAAGTTTAAGTACACAGTCAGTGAGGGCAATCACTATGCGCCCTATTTTGACAGCAACAACGCTTACGTAGCCCAGAAAGTCCGAGGCCCCGATAAGAAGTTTTACGTGATTGGTGACCTAGCAAAGGCCGGTCTATTTGGTCAGCAGCTATGGGCACCCGGTCAACGCCTAGTCATTACCGAAGGCGAGCTCGATGCGATGTCATATGCCCAAGTGACAGGACTGACCTGGCAGGTCGTTTCCATTCCAAATGGGGCCCAAGGCGCGGCTAAGGCCATTCGCCGTGAGCTTGAGTTTGTAGAGAGCTTTGAGGAGGTCGTGTTTTTATTCGACCAGGACGAGCATGGCAAGAAGGCCGCAGAAGAATGTGCCGCACTACTGCGCCCAGGCGTAGCTAAGATAGCCCAGCTACCGATGAAGGACGCCAGCGAGATGCTGATGTCCGGCAAAGAGGCCGAGCTAAAGG